ACAAAAGTTGTTAGGGATAATTACCATTTAACCTACGGCGATGAATATATCCATATTCATGGTAATGCAAATATTAGAATTGGTGGGTCTAGAGAAGGAACCACCGAAGGCTGCAATGTTTTAATTGTAGGTAATGCAAATATAGAAGTACAAAAAGAAGCCTACGTTGTCACAGGTGATAATACTAAAATAGATGTTCACGGAAATCTAGATCTTTCTGTGGATGATGATTTTAATATTCAGGTTGGCGGCGATATGTCTGTGGGAGTCCAGGGAAATTATTCTCTTCAGGCGCAAACTGTAAATATGACTGGATTAGAATCTTCTTCTTTATTTGGAGGATCATATGCTGGAGTTACTTCTCTCGGTCAGGCAACTCTTTCGGGTATGGCTTCGGTTCAAGTCACGGGAGCAAAAGTAGGATTACAGGCAAATGCTTTATTAAATCTTGGTGGGGGAGTTGTAGATATTGGTTCATTAGGAGTTATTAAAATTGCAACTACTGGGGATGTCAACGTTCTTGCCGAGAGTATTACTAATACAGCTTCTTCGGTATTCTCTGCTCTTGCTCCGTCGGTTACAAGAGGCGGCTCGCCGTTCTGGAATTAAGGAAATCATATGGCATATATTCCAATACCATCCGTTCCATCTGTTGGCTTTATCGGGATTCCAGTTGTTGGTTCCAGGATAGCCGCTAAGATAGAAAAGGCAAACAGGAAAGTTCAGGAGGAAGCCGCAAAGGTACAGTCTGAACACCAAAAAGAATTAGATCTTATAGCTATTTACCAAGGCAGACCAACTCCAACTTATTTGCCAAACTATGCTTATTCAACTGCCTTAGATATTCAAAGCGCAGGATTATCCATAGCTCAACTCTCTCCTTATGAAATTGAATCGGAAATTGAAAAGATTAAAGCAGAAGCCGCAGCAGCTGGGGAAGAAAATCCTAAGATCGACAAAAAACAAATAGCAGAACGCATTGCAAAAGAAAAGGCAAAACAACTTCAGGCACAAATAGAGATGGAGTTAAAAAAACTAAAGAACCCAAACATCTTACCAACAGGAAATATTCTTACAATTCCTGAACTACCTAAGATCCCATCTATTCCAAGAATTCCTTTTGTACTCTAATAAATAATAAATATGGCAAAAATTGTACAGAACAGATACAAGGATTTTGATATCTCCCTGGAGAAAAGCACTACAGGAGATATCTACACCCTTAAAGATATCGATGCTGTTAAAAGATCTGTGAAGTTGTTAGTCTTAACAAACCTTGGAGAAAGACCATTTTCTCCAAACCTTGGCTCAGACGTATACCGTTCTTTATTTGAAAATGCCGATGCGTTTACTGCTATTACACTTAAAAGAAAGATCTCAGACGTAATAAATAACTTTGAACCAAGAGCTAGGTTAATAAAAGTAGACGTGAATTTTGACAACATCGATAACAATTCAATTGGAATTGATATACACTTTTATGTTGTTAACATCCCAGAGCCAGTAACAGTAAAGGTAAATCTAGAAAGAGTCAGATAATCCATGGCGGACACTACAACAAAACTAATCTCAGATCTGGATTTTACCAGAATAAAAGCCAACCTTTCTGCGTTTATTGCCAACAATTCCAAATTCACTGATTATAATTTCTCTGGTTCGGCACTATCAACCCTTACAGATATTCTAGCATACAACACCCATTATAATGCCGTGTACATTAACATGGCGTTAAACGAGAACTTTATTGACACGGCGCAGACTAGATCCTCTGTTGTTTCTCTGGCAAAAAATCTTGGTTATACCCCAAGATCCAAAAAGTCTTCTATTGCGGAATTATCGTTTACCATTTCTTCTAATGATCCTGAAGGAACGGCGATTACCTTAGACAAAACAAATTACTTTACATCTTCTGTAGATAACGTAACTTACGTTTGGTATCCAGTAGAAGCGCAATCTGCCACGGCGGATGCTAATGGTACATACACGTTTGACGCCATTACAGTTCGAGAAGGATCAACGGTTTCTATCCGTTATACATCAACTGGGGATGTACACCAAAAGTTCTACATAAACAACTTTGATGTCGATCTGGATTCTATTGAAGTTACTGTTCTAGAATCATCTTCTTTTTCTGACGCGGCGGCCACACCATATGAACTAATCTCGGACATTAAGACGTTAACTCTAGACTCAGAAATTTTCTATCTGTTTGAAACAACAGACAGGAAATTTGAGATCTCTTTTGGGGATGGTGTTCTAGGCAAAAAGCTAACTGCTGGGAATATTGTCATTATTTCCTACCAGACTTCAAACGGGGAATTAAGTAACGGTGCTTCTGACTTCGAATTAGCCACCCAAATTGACAATCGATTTGGGTCTGGCGATATCATTTTTTACAATGTCGTTTCTTCGTATGGTGGGGATGCCGAAGAAGATCTGAATTCTATCCGACTAAACGCTTTACAAAACTTCAGAACCCAGGGAAGAGCCGTAACTGCAGAAGACTACAAATACTTTATCGGTAGAGATTATCCATTAGCCCAAACAATTTCTGTATGGGGTGGGCAAGATAACGATCCTCCGATTTATGGAAAAGTCTTTATCTCGTTTAAGCCTGTAGATGGGTATTACCTTTCAAACGCAGCCAAGAAATATATCACAGACGAAGTAATCAAAAGCAAAAATATTGTTTCGATTATCCCAGAGGTTGTTGACCCAGAATATCTGTTCCTCGAAATTTCAACTGATGTCAAGTTTAACAACCGCAAGACTCTTTATACTGCAGCTGAGATAAAGGCTTTAGTTTTAGATCAAATCCAAACCTTTAATGATACAACTCTTACTCAGTTCGGAACTTCGTTTAACTACTCAAAGTTTTCTACTCTTATCGATACAACCGATCCTTCAATTGTTGGGAATATTACAACTCTTAAAATGAGAAAAAATATCCCAATTATTCTGAATAAATCTCTAACCTATAATATCGATTTCCAGAACGGCGTGCATCCTGGTTCTATTGAAAACAAATTTCCATTTAAAGCGGTAAACGATTCTAGAATTGGATCTCCAACAGAAGACTTGTTTATTGACGACGACGAAAACGGAATCCTAAGAATCTTTAAATACACTGGGGCAAATGCAGACGTTAAGTCTATTGTTAATTCAAATGCTGGAACAGTTGACTATGATACTGGTAAAGTTACGTTAACTAATTTCTCGCCTTCTTCAGTAAATTCTGATTCTACATTAGACTTAATTGCAAAACCAAGAGACTTTTCCATTGGTGATATTTCTTCTTACAGAAACACAATTATCACCATACTCGATACCGACATAAAGGTTGACGTTCAGGTAGCCTAAAATGGATCTAAACTTCAAGAGATCATTATTTGTAGATAGAATAATCCCACAGTATGTAAGGGAAGAATATCCATTATTTGTATCCTTTATAAAGGAATACTATAGTTACTTAGACAGATCCAGTGGACAATTGCCTGTTGTAAAGGTTACAAATTCAGGCAAGAGTTACTCTGCTAATCCCACAATTACCCTACAAATCATTGATACAAATCCGGATTCGTTTACCTATGGTGAATATATCCAGGACAACAAAGGCGCGACCTTTCAACCGTATGTTATAAATGGAAAGCTCGAGAAAATCCGAGTAACAAATTACGGTGGTGGATACAGATCAAAAGAAAAGCCAAGAATAGTTATTCAAGATATAACTGGAACTGGAGCCACCGCCGAAGCCGTTATTATAGATTCTCCTGGTGGAGTAAGTCAAACTTCTAAATCTATTTCTCAGGCAAGAGATATCGATAATGAAGTGGAATTATTCATCGATTTCTTGAAAAATGAATACATTCCTACCTTACCTCAGAATTTGTACAACTCAGATGCTTCTTCAGTAGAAGTAACTAAGTTTGTAAAGTTTATCCGCCAGTTCTACAACTCAACTGGTATTGAAGATTCTGTCCGTTTTCTGTACAGAATTCTGTTTAACGTGGACGTAAACTTCTATTATCCAAAAGTTGATGTGCTTCGTACATCGGCAGGACGCTGGCAGTTGGATAATATTCTTAGAGTGTATCCAGCTCCATCAGATATTTCTGACTTTCAGAATAAGTATGTTGGTTCTAGACTGTTAATCACAGGCGCGACGGGTGTTGCTACTGCCATTCTAGAAAACGCAGAGCGGGTTGGCTCTACTGGTCCGCATGCCTTATTGTATCTTTCCACAATTAATGGCTACATTTCGCCCACAGGTGGACAAACTGTACTGACTTATCCAATTACAGGTGCCACAGGTATACTTGGCAACACTTATGTGGATGGAGCCACAGGTGCCTTTTATTCTACAAACGGTAGATACATTGGTGACGACGGGCAGTTAGATTCTACAAAGAAAATTCAAGGATCACCAAACATTGCTTACGGTGCTTCTGGTGCACTGCCTTATTACTATCAAGATTTTTCTTATGAATTACAATCAGAAGAATCGATTAAGCAATTCAAGGGTTTGTTAGAGGAATTAGTTCATCCTGCTGGGCTTGTTTATTTTATCAGATTAAATCTTGAAAAATCAGTGGTGCTCGGTTCAACTGGATTGTTCTCTGTGACCGATGTGTTTACTGGCGCAGATGATTATTATGTATCTGAGTTAGTTTATAGTGCAGGAGCAACCGGAATTGGATATACTTTGTCCGATCTTGGTCCAACTTATCTTGACATAGATAAATCCAAATCAGATTCAATACCAACGCCTTATGTTGATTTTTCCGGAACAACTAATGTAACTGCTAATACAGCATATACTACAATTGATATTTCCGATGCTACAAAATTTTCTACTAATAAAGACGAGTTTGTTAATTGGTCTGTGATTATAACGGATGGAGCTACTTCATATTACAGATATGTAACTGCATATAATCCAACAACTTCTGTTATTACTATTAACAGCGCATTTACTTCTGGTGTTTCTACCACTTCTATTGGATACAGACTTATCCAAAATTACAGATTTGCGTATGTAACTGCCACTGCTCTGGGTCTTTCTGTGTTAGATCCTAACCGTTATGTTCCCTATTCGCCTGTCGCTATTTCTACTTTAACAACAGGAGCAACAGCAGCGGTGGGTGCTACAGGATTTGTTCTGAACACTTCTGAGAACTTTAATGTAAAGGTCGGAGACGTTCTTGCAATTGACTCAGAAGATCTTCTTGTAAATTACATTGTCGGTGCAACAGGCTGTTTTAATATCTCTGCTACAAGAGGATACAATTCGACTTCGGTTGCGGGACATGCTATCGGTGCAACTGCCTATAATAAAACCGACCACCGTTATCGCAACTGGAGAATCTACGTTACCTCAGGTCCAGGAGCAGGTCAATTCTCTAAGGTCACAACGTATGGTGCTACAGGTGTTCTAGGATTTAATTCAGGACACACAATTAACGTAGGATCAACTGGTCCTAATTCGAATTCTACTTATTGGTTGGTGCCTGACTTTGCAGGTGCCACAGGTTCGGTTAATGATGGATATTATACTTCCGGCGCAACAGGGATTTCTGAGGTCGTAATTTCAAATAGTGGCGTTGGATATTCTTCTGGTGCTACAGGCGTTTATGTTTCTGTAACAATCGGTGCACCTCCTTACGGCACAACTGCCACGGCGGTTGCAGCAGTAGGAGCCACAGGAGCCATTACTGGAATTACTATTGTTAACCCAGGAAGCGGTTATTTGTTTACTCCATTGGTAACTTTAACTCAAGTTGGTGCGACATCACCAACAACACCAGGGTATGCTTATGTAAATGTGTACAACACTAATTCTCCAACAGCACAGGTTGAGAATTATTCAGCTATGGCAGGTGTAATTTTATCAATACCAGACGCTTTAAACAAATTTGAAACAGCCCACGCAACAGCCATTTTGGATCCAGTTACCGCAACAACAGTGTTTAATTGTACCGTTGACAACAGCGGCAAAGGTTACATTAAAACCCCGAGAATAACATTTAGAAAAGGCGGAGGTTCAGGTGCTTCTGCTGTTGCAACATTAACAAATGATTCTGTTACCTCGATTACTATGACAAACTTGGGATCTGAGTATGTTGAAGCTCCTTATGTTTATTTTGATGAATCTATCATTGAACCTGGAGAAAATATCTTACAACCAGCCAGTGGAGCAAAGGGGAAGGTAGAATATTGGGACAAAGAAAGAAACTTATTGTATGTTATTAAAGACCCTGGATCGTTTGAGTTTGATACCACACAAATCTCATATAATGATATAAATATATTAGTGGGTTCCGTTGTGGGTTATTACAACACATCTGGTAAGAGAACAAACGTTTTATCAGAATCAGAAATTACCGTAATCTAAAGGTATAGGGAAAAATGCCAAACATTTTAACATCAAATTTGAGACACAAGAACATTGATAATTTTTTAAATACCATTGCCGAAGAATCGGTCTATTTTGGTTTCTCTAATCCAGATTCCTGGACAAATGAAAATCTACCAGATATCCCCAAGGATTCTTATGCTCTAACTTCTGATGTCTTTACAGACATGCTTTATGCGAAGAAAGTTTCGTCAACAAACGCGGCTAGAGTTATCAGAAACTATGGTTGGGTTTCAGGTGCGAGGTATCAACAATATTCATCTTCAGAAGATATTACCGATCTAACCAGAATTAAGACTTATGTAACTGCAACAGCCACGGTCACTATTACAGGCGGTGTAGTGACTGCTGTTACTATTACTAACCCAGGTTCTGAATATACTTCTGCTCCAACTGTTACTTTTGGTTCTGGTTCGGCTTCTGCAACTGCAACTATATCTTCAGGGTCAGTAATCTCTGTCTCTATTACTAATGGTGGCTCTGGATATACTTCTGCTCCAACTGTAACAATCTCAGATCCTTCGGCTATTTCTTCTTCTACATTTAGCCTAAGACCATTTTATGTAATTACAGACGAATATAATGTCTATAAATGTCTGGGAAATAATTCTGGTGCTGCTTCTACAATTAAACCGACTTCTACATCAACAGCGGCTGGAGTTTCAGAAACAACTGCCGATAGTTATCAATGGAAGTATATGTTTACTCTTTCTTCCGCTGATATCGAAAGGTTCTATACTTCTTCTTGGATTCCAGTAAAGACATTGTCTTCTGACGATAGCAGTTTGCAATGGGATGTTCAAACAAATGCTGTGGCAGGTTCTTCTCCATATCACGGCGCTGATCCTGTAAAAGAATTAAACGCAACAAATGTAATGGTAAAGGTAAGAGTAAGCGGCGACGAAGGCGCTTCTATTGTAGACACAAATGAATATCGTCAGATCTCTCTTATACTAGATCCTATCTTTACCAGCTCTTACTACACAGTAGGTGCCACGGGATTAAACGTTGCTACTCAGATGGGATTGAACACTTCTCACTCGTATGCTGATTCCACAAAGCCTTATTACCCAAGTGCAGGCAAAAAGATTATAATCTTAGATGGGCCAGGAAAGGGACAAGTAAGAAAAATCTCTTCAACTTCTTTGCTTCCTGTTATTACTCTTTCTGATTCTTGGGACGTGCAACCTGACACCACCTCTCATTATGGAATCATTGCAGATTCTTCCGTTATTAATCAGACAGTTGTTTTAGAATTAGGCACAGTAACAAACGGTCCATTTGTTGCAGACTCTACTGTAACACAAGCAACTTCTGGTGCAACTGGAAAAGTCGTTAAATATGATTCAACTTCAGCACCAAAGAAATTATACCTAAGTTCCATCTCTGGTACTTTTAATGGATCAAACAATGTTTCTTCTGGTGCTGTCTCTTCAACAGTTACTGCCGCAACTAATCCGACAGCAGTATCAAATCTGGGCAATGTTCTTTATATCGAAAATAGAAAAGCTATTACAAGATATCCCGATCAGATCGAAGATGTTAAAGTAATCATCCAATACTAAATAGGAATAGAGGCAAGAGCGCAAATGAGCGTTATTACAGAACTAAATTCTGCACCATATTTTGACGATTATTCCCCAGAGAAATTAAATTCTGCGGGTATTCCTGAAGTCGATAAAGACTTCCTGAGAATTCTATTCCGACCTGGGTATGCAGTCCAGACAAGAGAACTCAATCAACTACAGTCTATTCTACAGATGCAAGTAGAAAGATTCGGGAAGCATGTTTTCAAAGAAGGATCGATTGTTATTGGTGGTCTTACCACAATTGACACACAGACTGCAAAATACCTTACAATTGAAACCAATTACAATTCTTATGAAGTAATAGTGGATGATGCACAGGATTTAGTTATAACAGGCACAACCTCTCATAACGGAGTTTATGCCAAGGGATTAGTTACTGTTGTTGCAGACTCTGACGGCACCGAACCGAAAACTCTTATCTACAAGCCTTTAAACGGTTTTGCTTTTGAAGAAGGAGAAACAATCTCTTTAGAAGGCAAGGGTAATTGGGCTACAATTAAATCTGGTACATTTACTGGAAATGATTTAGAAACTTATTCTGTTATTGGCGATTCTTCAACTGTTTCTATTGATGATGGTATTTTCTTCACAAAAGGAACATTTGTTTTAAATTCAAAGCAAACAACCTACTTACATAAGTATACAAACGTTCCCGATAAGATTGCTGGTCTTGTTTCTTCAGTTTCTATTATAGACGAAGATCAAGATAATACGCTCTTAGATAATGCCAGCGGGTCTTATAACTACGCTGCTCCTGGCGCACATCGTCTTAAGATTAATCTTACATTAGAATCTAAGGACACAGGGTATACAGAAGACGCAAGTAAGTTTATTGAGCTGTTAGAAGTCAGACAAGGTAAGTTATACAAACAAGTATCTAGACCAACATATAATGAACTTGCAAAGGTTCTAGCTCGCAGAACCTACGACGAATCAGGCGACTATACTGTTCGTCCGTTCTTACTGAATATTGAATCTTATTCAGGAGCAACTGGTTCGTTTCTTGGTAGACTGTCTTCTGGTAAGGCTTATGTTAAGGGGTATGAAGTAGAAACAATTGCTACTCAAGATCTAGATATTCCAAAAGCAAGAACAACAGAAACATATTCTGGCGCAGATGCTCCTATTAATTATGGAAATTACATCAATGTAAAACCTGTTTCTTCTCTACCAAATATCAATACCTTTGAAAAATTGTACCTTTATGACCAAGCTGGAGCGACAGGTCCAATCGGTTATACCAGAGTAAGAGACATTCAATACAGTGGAGCAACGGGTCCTAATTACAAGCTACATTTATTTGATACAACCATTACTGCTGCTTCAAAAACTTTTGCAAATGTTCTCTATTTGGCGACGGGTGCAACAGGACTAAATTACACAAATTCAGAAAAACAATTCCAGTTGTTCAATGATACTGGTGCAACGGGAATGGGTTTATTAAACCCTGGTATTTCTCCATTGGTTTACAATACTGGATATACAGCTGTTAAAGAATTAACAGATATCCAGCTGACTTACAGAAAATATTACTCTTCCGTAGCTGTTGCTGGAAATGCGTGTACTATTCAATCCGGATCTTCTCGAGAAAGATTTCAAGGAGCAGCAGGGACTACATTAACAGCGTCAGAAGCTCTACAGTATGGATATATTATCTCAGACGCAAGCACAGGCGCTCAACTGACAAACTTTACTTTGGCGCTAGACAGTCCAGGAGCAGGATCTCAACAAACTGCCACCATCACATTTTCTCCTTCTCAGTCAAATTCTGTAAACATAATTGCTGTTATCAATAATAACAATGCAAGTCCAAACACAAAGACTCAGAAGAATTCAGAATTTACTGAAGGATATGTTCAACTAGCAGCTAGTGCGACCAGCACAGTAAAGGTTCCTTCTTATGTTACCAGCGCATTAGTCAATACAACTCCTGGTAATCCTCTCTTTAAAATTGTAAGTGGACCAAATGCTTCCGACACTACATATTCCATCTCTTCATTTAGCGGAGACACGATTACTCTTGCTACTCCAATCCCAGCTGTCTCGACAGCAGATTACTTTAAAGTTTGTCCTTATTTCGCAGCAGCTACTTCCTATACTTCTTCTGCGAGAGGAATCGTGTACGCTAAACCAACAACCCTCAATGGTTCAATTAGCAGCACAACAACAACTGCAGTAACTTTAGCAGCGGCAACTGTTCCTACTGCTTCTATCATTAAAGTTGATTCGGAACAAATGTTTGTTCAGTCTGGCGGTGGTACAACTTCTCTAACTGTTATTAGAGGGTACAACGGAACAACTGCGGCAACTCACTCGAGCGGCGCAGTAGTTTACTTGCAAGCGATTGGTTTAAACGTTCCAGACGTAACTAGAGTAAACAAGATTATCTCTAGCACCACAGATCCTGTAATGGAAGATTGGTTTAATCCATCAAAGGACGCGACCAAAAACTGGAGTTTAGACAACGGACAGAGAGACAACTATTACGACATCGCTTCTATTAAGTTAAATTCTGGTGTTTCTTCGACAAACGATGCTGTGGTTGTGTTCTTTGATTATTTGGCTCACGGTGTTAATGATGGATTCTTCTGCGCAAATTCATATTCAAACAAAGATATTCCTTACTACTACACAACATCGGTTGGTAAGAAAATTAATCTACTGAATTCTATTGACTGTAGACCAACAAAAACTAATCCATTAACCTTTGGTTCTACAACATTAGTTTCGGCGAATACAAATTTTGGTTATGATTCAGAGTATTATCTACCAAGAATCGATAAAATCGCGGTCACAGTAGACGGAGCGTTTGTTGATATTCAGGGAATTCCTTCGTTAACACCAAAGGCACCAAAAGATATTGACGATGGTATGACATTATATCAATTGTATGTCCCTGCTTACACCTATACCCCAAACTCAATTTCTACCAAGTTTATTGAGAATAAGCGTTATACAATGAGAGATATTGGTAAGCTGGAAAAGAGAATTGAAAACGTAGAATATTACACTTCTCTCAGTGCTCTAGAAAAAAGCACTTCGTTGTTCAATGTAAAAGATACAGCAGGGTTTGATAGATTTAAAAACGGATTTATCGTAGATTCGTTTACTGGTCACAACGTTGGCGACCCTGGTAATTCTGATTATCATTGTTCTATTGACGTGGCGTCTCAGGAACTCAGATCTGAATTTAGGCAAAAGGCTTATGGTCTATATCTAAAAACAGCTGATTCTTCAAACTACCAGCAGCGCGGCGATCTGATCACGAAAAACTTTACAGACGCGACGTTTATCAATCAGCCACTGGCGTCTCGCTCTGTTAATGTCAATCCGTTCTCTGTATTTAACTGGATCGGCAACCTGACTCTAACTCCAAACAACGACTTCTGGAAAGATACTCGTGCGGTTCCTGCTGATGTTAATAATCCAAACGGAAATCTGGACAATATCCTTATCGGTTCAACTCCTTATGGAACACTGTATAATCAGTGGAACAACATGTGGTTTGGAACAGAAACCAGAATAACAGGGTTTGAAGAAACCAACATCCCGGAACTAGATTTGTCCTGGTGGAGAACAACATCCGTTACTAATACAACTGGTTCTAATACTGTTGCTATTACCTCAACAAACACCAGCGGACAATCGAGCACAACTACAACATCTGTAAATCCAAACGGTCAGACCCAGGCTCTGACTCAAGAGTTAGTTACCTTAATTATTCCAGCCCAGACTGTACAAAATCCAATTACAGAACAAGTAACTGTACCAATTCCTCCGCCTATTACTTTAACATCTATTTCTTCTGGTGATATTGTAAGAGATGTCAATATGTCTGAGTATATCAGACCCAGAAGAATTTCTTTCTCTGCTACTGGCATGAAGCCGAATACTACAGTTTATCCGTTCTTTGATGGCAAGCTGGTTTCAGTATATGTCACTCCTACAAACGGATCTTTGGGTGGTGCTCTAACAACCTCTAGTACAGGTTCTGTTTCTGGTACATTTGATGTTCCTTTCGGAATGTTCTTTGTCGGCGACAGAAACTTCTTGCTCTCTGACGTAAAGACAGCTTCTAATACACCTAACCGTTCACAGGAAACAACTTCGGCAGAAGCAAGATATACAGCACAAGGATTGGAATTAACTACTACAACTCTTAATATTCCTGTTGCGCTTCCTGATCCTAATGCGCCTTTCTGGAGAAATGTTACAACAACTCCTCCTCGCCCAATCGATCCTTTAGCCGAAACCTTTTTCGTGGATCCTGTTATCTATCCCGAAGGAGTGTTCATCTCAAAGGTTGACCTGTACTTTAAGACAAAAGACAGCAACATTCCTCTTGTTGTACAGATCAGAGAAACAACAAACGGTTATCCTTCTTCTTCGCAGGTTCTTTGTTCTACAACCGTGGCAGCGGCGAATGTTAATGTTTCACAAACTGCAGCCACCGCAACTACTGTTACATTCCCCAACGTTGTGTTTTTACCTCCTGGGGAATATGCGATTGTATTGATTTCCAACTCAAACAATTATGAAGCATGGGTTGCTCAAATTGGAGAACAACAGGTTGCAACAACAAAGGTTATTTCGGAACAACCTTACGTTGGTTCTTTATTCAAGTCTCAAAATGCTTCTACTTGGACAGCTGAACAAACCCAAGATCTGATGTTTAAATTGTATCGTTGCGACTTTATTACTGGTACAATGACAACTGTGTTTACTGACTGGGACGCGACAGCTGGAGATAACGTCGTAACTATACCAACCGATAAAGATAAACCCACCGTCGGTTCCACGGGATTTGACCCTGGTACATCTGGTGTTGTTGACTCAACCAATAGAACTATTAAGATCAAGTTCCACCCATACACAAATGGATCCAAAGTTACCTATACTGGTTCAACTGGATTTATGGGTATTCCATACGGCGATTACTACGTCTATAGAATGAATTCTGATATGATCAGATTATACTATAGCAAGGACGATTCCTTAGTTGGCGGAGCTACAGGACTTGTGCCTGTTGTTCCTGACTCTACTCCTGGTAGAAGCAACACCTTTAATAACGGCGCACGTGTACTTTATTTGAATAAGATTTTCTTGAATTATATTGTGCCAGGTTCTGGTGCTACCCTTCCTACATATATCAACAATGGCGCTACTATCGGAATGGCCAACAATGTTGAAGATATTGCGGTCTTGTCCGAAGACGTTCTTAAAACAATTCCAGGAGCAACAGGAATCACGTTTAGCAGAAAACCTGAAGGACCTGGTGTTTCTGACGTTGTAATGGTTCCTGCTGGATACTTTAATCCTTTCTCTTCTTCAAAGGTATCGGTTGCTATTCAAGGTGCAACGGGTGCTCTTGATGGAACTTATACAACGATTGTTCCTAATAAGAACTATCAATATAATTATCAGCACAACATCAGCGCTTCTTCTGAATCATTCTTGAAGAAGATCGTTTCAACTGTTACTTCTCCGTATGTTTCACCTGTTATTAATGCGAACAGACAATCAGTTGTTCAAATTGAAAACATCATTAACAACGACGTAACTGGCGAAACAGGAGTCAGCGGCGGTAATGCTTGGGCCAAGTATATCACTAGAACAGTAAAACTACTGAATGATTCTTCATATGCTAAGGTGTTCCTGACGGCTAACAAACCTTCTGGCACTGATGTAAAGGTTTACTATAAGATCAGATCTTCTTCTGACTCAGAAGTAATTGATCTTAAGTCTTGGATTCTGATGGATCAAAGCTCGCCTGATACTAGCTCATTCTCTCCAGATCCTACTGAGTTCCTGGAATACACTTACTTACCAAGCAACAATGCCTCTTATACAAAGGTAGGGGGTTCTGGAACTAAGATGATCTACACAGCTGGTGGCGCAACCTATGAGGACTTTGTCGAGATCAAGTTTAAGATCGTGATGACTTCCCCGAACACCAGCTTTATTCCAAGAGTGGCTGATTTTAGAGCAATTGTGGTGGAGTAATATGCAGATAATCAAAACAGAAACTCCTGGAATTGTACGCGATCTAAATTCAAAGGCGATACTTTGTACCGACGACCAAGCTCGTGAAGAGTATCGCCGCAGAATACAAGAAAAACAAATGATTCAATCTCAGATAAATACTCTTAGGGACAACGTTGATCAGTTAAAGAACGATTTGAAACAAGAAATTTCTGACCTGAAGAATATCATTTTACGTGCAATCTCGGAAAAAGGAAACGTTTAATCTAAATGGCATCCACAATTAGTAGATTAAAAAATACGGATTCGTTGGGTCAGTGGTCCGATAAGGTTAATTCTCTTATTGGTTCAGTAGAAGGTTTTATTTCCTCAGGAGGATCTTTCTCCTCAGCAAGTCCTTCTTCGTCAGATTTAATCGTGTACGATTCTGGTTGGAAAAACAAAACCATAATAGGCGAAGTTGTAATTGACACTTCATATTCAAACGCAACTCAGTTTAAATACAAAGTAGATCCAACAGTAATTTCTAACCGTACTGCGATTACTTCTGTGGACTCAAGTAATGATTATCTGTTAATCTGGGACGCAACGGATTCAGCTCTTAAAAAAGTAAAACCACAATATATTGGTGGAACTCCTGGCGGTTCTGCCGATCAGGTTCAATTTAATCTTGGCGGCACAACCTTTATGGGTGCCACTGGATTCACCTTTGACGGCACAAGATTAAACGTTCCTACTCTAAGCGTAGATACCAATACGATTTACGTCGACGAAGTAAACAACAGAGTTGGTATTGGAAACAGTTCCCCTTCTTATCCTTTACACGTAACAGGTAATATCAATACCAGCACTTCTTATTTAATTGCTGGAACTGCAGTTTTAACTTCTTCGTCGTTAGGATCAGGAATCACTTCTTCTTCTCTAACTTCATTAGGAACAATCTCAGCATTAAACGCTGGTACAGGTACGTTTTCTGGTGCTATTAGTGGTTTGTCGTTAACAGTTTCAAATGCCGTATCTGCTGCTTCTTCCGCTATTTCCGGGAATTCTACAGTAGGCGGAAATCTAACTGTAACAGGAACGCTGGGTGTTACTGCTGCTGCAAGGTTTTCTTCAACATTTAATACAGGAAATTCTGCAGCAGGTTTTGGTGGAAATGTTGGCGTTGGTGGAACCCTTGGTGCTTCAGGTGCAGTTACGTTTTATTCAACATTTAATACAGGAAATTCTGCAGCAGGTTTTGGTGGAAACGTTGGCGTCGGTGGGACTTTAGGAGCAACAGGTGCCGTGACGTTTGGGTCTACATTAAATGTAGCTTCTACTACAGGGTTCGGAGGAAACGTTGGCGTCGGTGGGACTTTAGGAGCGACTGGTGCTGTAACATTTGGTTCTACTTTAAACGTCACAGGAACTTCTACCTTAACTAATATCGGTGCTACTGGGGTGATCGCGTTTAGGCATGTATTCACAAACGGCGGTCTAAACGTGGGTGCCACTGGTGCTGGTGTTGGGGAAATTAGAGCCACAGGTGACATCACTGCCTACTATTCATCCGACGCAAAGTTTAAGGATAATGTAGTCGAGATCCCAAATGCTCTAGAAAAGATTAAATCAATTAGAGGTGTTACCTTTGATTGGAACGAAGAATACATTAAATCCCATGGTGGCGAAGACGGCTACTTTGTCAGAAAAAGAGATGTTGGTGTTATTGCGCAAGAAATCCAAAAGGTATTGCCTGAACTAGTTGTAGAAAGATCTGAAGGATACCTTGCTGTTAAATACGACAGAATAGTTGCTCTGTTGATTCAAGCAGTAAAGGAATTATCTGACAAGCTAGAAGAAGGGAAGTAAAATGCCTTTACCTGCTGCGCCCAATTCACTTTCTTTTTCTCAAATCAGAAATTGGTTAAATTTGTATGCTGGAGGATATTCTAGCACAAACGTAAGTTTGTCTAATATGTCTACAACTGCCTACAACAATAATCATGATGTAGGTTACAACCCAGGAAATTTAGATGGAGCCACTCCGCACAAAACCAGCGAATTAAGAGGGTGGTATGCTAAAGTTGTAACTCCCGTCAGCAACACATACGGACCCTATACTGTTTCTTATAACGGTTCTAATACTTTTACATTAGATTCTCCTCTTGTTGGTGTTTTTAACTTCGGAAGTACGGATCAAGGAAGAGTAAGAATTAATGGAATAAGTGTTTCTCCTACAGGTAGTAATGTTTGGCCAGATGGATCATATGGAGTATATGCAAACATTCCAACGTTAAATTTGGTCGGAACAATCACAGCTTCTGGGGGAAATATTGTAAGTTCTTCTGTAAGCATTGATTCTTTTTGGTTAACAGCAAATCAAAATATATTTTACCTAGGTTCGTACTGTACTTTTTTTGTAGATGCTCTTCCTTCTGGCGCTTCTCAACCTTCGTTCTCGGTTAGCTCGACAACTACCTACTACGAAGGTGCACCAACTATATATGGAATTACTGGTTCGTATTCCCCTTCGTTTGCTTGGATTGGAACAGGTTCGGTTTACGTCGAAGATGGCACAGGAGGTAGCACTACTCTAAATTTCACTAAAGGGTCTTCTTCATCCTCTACAATTTCTCAGTATACTGTGTCATCATCAACAACTACATATTATTAAGGATTAAACATGTCAAACTTATCACAATTTCTAGCTGGATCTGTTCCGAAGGTAGTCGAGAAAACATCTTCAGATTCTTCATACGTCATGCCTACTAATGTGAAATGGTTTAATATAATGTTGGTTGGTGGTGGTTCTAGTGGTAGTTCTGGTTCAGCAGGTAATGGGAGTTTCTCTACTCCATATGGTGGTAGTGGTGGTGGAGGAGGAGAGACTGTTCTTGCCACCTTACTTCCCATATATACTGCTGGTACTTTAAACATAACAGTTGGAAATAGTACCACTGGCTCTACTGCGAAAGTTTCTTCTGGAACTGATACTGGCACCCTTGGATCAGTTGGAACTGCTGGTAATTTGTCTAGTTTAGTTATATCAGGAACAAATTGGTATATCGTTGCCAAGGGAGGAAATATTGGTGGTGGATATACTTCTGGAGGTGCTGTTACATCAAGATCACAACTTACTGCTTCTGGTACTAATAGAGAATCATTAGCATTTGGAGTGATGTATGGAGGAGCAGGAGGAAACGGGGGATCTAGTCCCACAGCTTCAAGTGCATCAGCATATCATAGACTGTGGAGTGCTGATGTTGCTTCTACAGGATATGGATATGGTGGATCTCTGGGAACTGCTGATTCTCCTGCTACTGAAGGTGATGGTGGAGGAGGGGCTTGGGGAAACGGTGGCAATGGAGGGAACGCCAAATATAATAATTCAGGATCGGCAACAGCAACGGCTGGTGGTAATGCAGCAGCGAACAGCGGAGCAGGAGGTGGAGGTGGAGGTGGAGCATTAGCCGCAAATGGTTCTACTGCAACTTCAGGTGCTGGCGGCAATGGTGGTTCTGGATACGCTCTAATCTATTACTTAGGATAATATGAAAACAATATCATTATTGAAGAAAATTTGGAAAGCGCCTTTGGTAAATTCTGGAGAAGAATTTGATTATCATTACGTGGAGGATGGGAAAACTTACAGCTTTAATACCTTTAACAAAAAAGCCATGCTTGTTCTTCCACCCAAACCCAAGATAGGCGACACCATTTATTTCTGTGACAGATCAGGATCTACCCAATGGTTTCCTGTTACTATTCATAGAAATGGCAATCCGATTATGGGAGACAATGAACACATGAATTGTGATGTCCCCAACATAAATTTTAAAATGCGTTATGTTGGTGGGTTTTTAGGATGGGAAGTTTCTTCCGACTTAAGTTTATTTGCGAGGAATTAAATGTCTACAAACAGTTATGCACTAATTAAAAACGGCGTTGTACAACTTGTCGCGGCTGCTGGTCCTGGATATACAAATCCTACATACGACCTGACTATTAATGTTGACAATGTCAACCCAAGACCAGGACCAGGATGGACATATTCCAACGGAACATTTACTGCTCCACCTCCACCTCCACCTCCTGCGCCAACAACTATCTACTCCAAGTTTGGATTCCGTTCTAGATTCACACTACAAGAACTGGTGGCAATTGATAATGCAGTTGCTAATCCAAACTTAACTGACGTACAAAAAGGAACCCTTAATACAATCGGGAAAAACTTTGAAGTAGCAGATGAAGTTGATTTAACCCATCCTGCTACTATTGTAGGAATTCAATATCTGGTATCTGTAGGTCTATTAACTTCACAAAGAGGAACAGAAATCCTTACCCCATAAATACTAGCATGATATATGCTGGAATAGATTATTCATTAACATCGCCGTCTCTTTGTAGTTTTAACTCAGAAGACGGCGATTTTCTTTTTGAGAACTGCGATTTCTCTGTTTTATCCGACAAAAAGGTGCCAAAGGGTATAGCGAAAAACATATTCATTTATCCTCATAAACCCTGGAAAACTTCTGACGAACGCTATCATAACATAGCCGATCATTTTATGCAGATGGACATGTTAAAGTTTAAGGACAAAATCCTGATAGAAGATTACTCCATGGGGTCAAAGGGAAAGGTGTTTCATATTGCAGAAAACACCGAAGTCTTACAGTATAATCTTTATCTAGCAGGAAAAGAATACCACAAAATCCCACCAACTTCTCTAAAGAAATGGGCAACAGGAAAGGGAAACTCCGATAAAGAAAAGATGTACGAGAAATTCCTGGAGATAGAAGGGGTCGATCTAAAGGCGATGTTTGGTCTAAAAAAGGCAGACTCTCCCCTTTCAGACATCGTTGATTCTTATTTTCTAGCCAAGTATGCCTTCGAGAATTTATAAATAGTAATATATGAAAACATTTAAAGATTACGTCACAGAAGAAAAGTCTTGTCCTGCTGCTACAAAGGATTACCTACTTCATTTTCAGAACAAAGAAGAGGCGATCTATAACCCAAAAAAAGCCTATGGACCATATGATCCAACCGTTCCTAATGTAAAGTTCTGGAAGGAAAAGGCAGAGGTATGGGAAGTAGCACCAGGAGAAGCCAGAAAGCGGATTTGTTCTGCTTGTGAATACTTTGACGAATCTCCAGAAACTTCTGAGTGCCTTAAGACTGGTCCTGTGTTTCCTATCTTAAATCTTTATTCAGAGTGTCATGCAGGTAGAAAAGCGTATTGTACAAAGCACAAGTTTATTGCAGACGAGCTAAGATCTTGCAATGGTTGGGAGGAAAATAAAAAATGAATAATGTAGAAAGAATTAAGCAATACTTGGATAAGCAATACAACATCCAACCAGAGCCACCTAAAGAAGAAGATAAAAAAGAAGAGCTAAAAGAAACAGAAAAGCCTAAGAAGAAAAAGGAATAGTATGAAATCCTTTTCCGAATTTTCCAAGTCATTAACATATCACCTAGAGAACAAGATCCCTCTTTCTGAATCTGTATTCAGATATGGATCTCAGGGTCACTTTGATTTAATCAACGAAGCCAGAGAGCTACAAGATCAACTAGAACTATCAGAAGCAGATAAGGAGATCTTGGCTACTGATATTGGTAGATTTGGGATTTACGAAGGAAAGGAAGTGCCTCTTGAT